CCTGCCAAAGGTAAAGAAAATAACATCTTTTCTGTTTCTGTTCTGTATTCAGACATCTCATGCGTTAGTAAGTAGTTTAAGTAATCTTCTACTCGTTGAGATTGTTTTTCTTTTTCTTCTGTTACTTTACCAACTATCTTAGTTCTTACAGGTCCTTGAGCAGGAAACATCTCTGTTATGGATTGGGATTGGAAACGTATAACAGCCTCGCTTAACATAGGATGGAATACGCCACATGCACCTGCCCAAGGCTGCGTTCTTTCTTCTATCTTTAAACCTAATTGATCTAAACCTTTAGTGTAAGTTTCTTCCCAATCGGATCGTGAATCTTTATCGCCATTGAAAGCACTTATTAAATCTGACCCAAGTTCTTGCAGAACTTGATCGTCTATAAACTCTGCAAGGTTAGAATCAAATTCTTCATTGCCTGTTTCTCTAGCGTTAGGATCAAAGTCTATAATCATGCCACCATCATCAGTATCTATAGAAACTGATTCAGGGTTTTCTATTTCAATTACAACTTCTTCATCGGACTCTTGTTCTATTGTTCCGTCTATAGGTGTAGCTGGTTGTCTTTCTATTGCCATTTAATATCCTAATAATAATTTGCAGTTCGGTTGTGTTCTAAAGGTTCATCTTCCTCATCTGAATGCAAAGGAATAAAACCACCTTGCCTGAATCTTAACAGAGCTTGCGTAGTGCTATCAACTAAATCGTCATGTTCCATATTAGGGAATCCAGCAAATTCTTCAACTACTTCTTCAGCCCATCTGGTTGCAGGAGCGTGTACAATTCCTGAAGCAAACAAATCAGATACTGCATTCACTCTTGATATTTTGTCGTTACCTCTACTGGGTGTGTATTCTTGTACAGGAATTCCTATTGCTCTTAATTCAAAGATTAAAGGTAAGCCAGCAGCTTTTGCTTCTACAATGAACGCATCAGGCTTATAGGCGTTGTACTTCTCGAAAGCCATTTTCTTTAGCTCAGGGAACTCTAAACGCTCTTTATAGGCATCTAATAATATAAGGTTAGGAGCTAGCATTCCATCGTCATCTTCTTTGTAGAAAACTCCCCATGTCGTACATGCAGAGTAGTCAGCCCTTTGATTCTTTAAAAAAGCCGTGTCCCAACTTTGAATAACAAATTCACAATCGGGTGGTTCTTTACCTTCCCATACTTTCCACCACTCTCTTTTAACAATCGCCCCTTCTTCTGAAGTAGGGTCTTGTTGGTACTGAGCCATCCATTTACTGTTGGGTAGCTCCGCTTTCAATGCTTGTAATTCTTCCATCTTCCAGAACTCAGCCCATAGTGGGTTTCCAGAAGGCATGATTGCAGGAAGTTCTATGACTTCCCATTGGTCTGCACCGCCACGCTTTATACTTGCGTCAACAACTTGACCTGTTAAATCTTTATTGTGCCACCTTGTCATCACCATAACGATTGCACCATTAGGCTGTAAACGCTGTCTTGGACCAGATGTGTACCACTCGTAGGTACGATTGAAGACATTCATGTCCGCACTAGCACCTTCTTGTTCTGAATGAGGGTCATCAATGATAAGTAGGTCTGCACCTTTACCCGTAACCGCACCACCGACACCAATCGCAAAGTAATCTCCGCCTTGGTTTGTGTTCCAACGACCAGCAGCCTTACTGTCTGATTGCAAACTGACATCAGGAAACACAGCTTTATAATCTGAACTATTGACTAAGTTCCTAACCTTCCTACCAAAGCCAACTGCTAATTCTGCGGTGTGAGCCGTTTGGATGATCTTCTTATCTGGGTACTTACCTAAGAACCAAGCAGGCAATAGGTACGAAGCAAACTCACTCTTGGTGTGTCTGGGGGGCATATTGATAATCAAACGCTTTAATTCGCCCTTAGCGACTCTTTCAAACGCATCAGCCATTATCTCGTGGTGTTTACCATGAATAAAAGCTGACCACATCTCCCCAACAAAGGTCATAAAGTCTTCATGGCATTTCTCTCTACCTTTAGCTTGCTCTAGTTCTTCTAATAAGACTAACAGTTCTTGCTTTTGTATAGGAGAGAGGTTCTTGACTTTACTCAGTACATTTTTATTCATACTTAATATGTAGTATTTACTTAGTAAGTAGATACTTCTTAAATTATAAACTTATTAAGTAAATACCAGTAGGCACTTATTGGGTATATACTGGGTAATAAGTATGTACTAGGTATATATATCTACAGATTTTAACATATTGCACCCCCTTCACATAAAAAGCAACCCTAAATTTGAAAAAATAATATGGGGGTATGGGACTCCTAGGGCTTTATATAAAACAGGGGGGGTACTTTACAGAAACAAGCTAGCAAAATGCAATATATAGGGGTAGTCTGCAAATATTAGTAATAGTTTGAGCAAAGCACTATGTATATATGATAGTCAGGTAGCCGAATCTGTCAGAGGGGGTGTGGGGGTCGTGGTAGGTGTGGGATTCCTCAGACAAAAGGGGCGCTTACTCCGCTTCCTGTTCCTTCAATAGAGCCACGATCTTAGCCTCAATCTCTTCCTCTATGTCTACGCTGTCCCTAGACTCCTTGATCTCTATGGTGTCACTAAATAGGTTAACTGTTTTACCCAATAGGCTGAGTGCTGTAATGCGTGCTGAATCTGAGTCCGCTTCCTTACTCTCTTTCATGAGTCTCTCCAGTACATAGTTCCTTGTTCGTAGGGATGATGCCACTGCAGACGTTTCTTTTCTCTCTATCGCTCTATGCAAGCTTAGTGCTATCTTAGGGTTTGCTACCAACTTAGATGCTTCTACCTCTACCCACTTAGGTATCTTCCCTGTCTTCGTTAGCGTTACATCGTAAACCTTCGCGTAAGCTTCCTTATAGCTTCCTAACTTCCCCTTTATTATCTCTTCCACAAATGCCCTTTGCTTTATGGTTAGCTCTGGTTCTTTCCTCACAATCTTTAGCTCTGGTTTCTCTGTCTTATCTGTCATGGTTTTAACTCCTGTTATCTGGTTAATATTATCTACCAGTCAGAGGTAATTCGTAATGCTCACAAAGTGCTATCTATTATGGTGCTAAATATAATGCTTGCTATGGTGTTCCATTCTGTTAAGGTTATTCCCATAGAGCAGACGGAGGAACTCTTTAAAAGCTTCGCCAACAGCCCCAAGGTGTTGAAACAATCTCCAGAGAGATTGATAGGTTCTAGAAGTAGTTTTGGTTAAGGTTCTTGAAGAGTGGTGGCGATACCCAGAAAGACCAAAAATGAATCCGCCTAATAAAAGAAAGTGGCTAGTGTGAGAGAGTGTAAAAGTTAGTGACAGTAACCGAAGAAGCAAGACCCACGATAACGCAGAGAGGATATTTCTATTGCCCTAATGTTTCACGTGAAACAGTAGGTATCGAGCGAGAGATTAAAGAGATAGATTAAGAAACTTTGCGGACAGTCCTCCAACTGTCGCTAGATGTGTATCTAGCCTGAATGAAGCGAAAGCAGAAACAGTAATTAAATAACTTAATTCGTGGAGGATTAAACAATGGAAATAAATTATATAACAATCATACATACAGCCTTCTTGGTTGCTCATGACGTAGAAGGAGTTCTCACTTTTGAAAAGCCTAATGTTGTGGCTCTTGTAAATGTGGGAGATCGTGAAGGAACTGAAGCCCTAGATTTTGCCTATGAACAGACTCAAAACATAGAGGAGTCATGGACAAAGAATAGCGATTCTTCAACTTTCGTAGAAGGTGCTGAGTATAGATCAACTTCCGTAGGCGATAGGATGATTTTTAACGGAGATATCTACAGGGTTGCCAACGTAGGTTTCCAGAATGTCATGGATATGTACGGAGAAAAAATCAACCCAATGATAGAAGAGGATGAGAATCACTTTCGAGGAAAGAGACTTTCAGGTAACTCAATTAATAATAGATAACCAAATAGAGAGCGACCTAATAAGTTGCTCTCTTCTGTATCTGGAATTAACCAGACTGATGAGCGTCCGAAGGGCATGAAGTTTAGCTTCAGCCTTCGGGTATGCGAAACAGATAACTAATTAATCTTATGGAGGATTAAAAAGATGAGAAAAATAGATAAAGATGTGGCGATTGCATTTCTAGAAGATAGGAACTTTAGAGGTGGTAATACTGTAGTTACAAGAGAAGGTGTCTGGTTACATGGTAATCAGATTGTTAGATGCTTAGAGGGCAACTATTGGGTTGAAGCTAATCAAGTTCAATTCACTTTGAGCGGTTGGGATACTCCAACGACCAGAGCCAGAATTAGTGCAATCTTAGAACTGTTAGAAGGAAACATGACTTTGAAGAAGATCAAAGGTCAAACGTATCTAGTGGACGGAATGGATAATACTAAAATGCCTATAGCGGATGATGAGTGGTTTTTTCCTAAAGTTCTGGAGGTCGCTTAATGAATATACAAGTGATCTATAAGCACAACTACGGAAGTTACTTGTGCTACCCGATTTGTGATGTTGCTAGAAAGCTCACTAAGCTTACAGGTACTAAGACTTTTACTAAGTACCATATAAACATTATTGAGAGCCTAGGCTATAAACTGGAAGTGATTCCTTTCATGCCTGAGAAGCATCAAATAGCGTAACCAATACAGGGAGCAGTCTAATAAACTGCTTCCTTCTGTATAGGGAATTAACCCTACTGAAGAGCATCCTGTTATGGGATATGCGAAACAGAATAACTAACTAATGGAGGTTAGAAATATGATTGATAAATTTACAATGACGATAATATGTCCGTCTACAAAAGACTACATACATTTAGACTTACGATCTACAGGACAAGATAATCATTCTTGGACAGTTCAAGATAGAAGATTGGCTAGCGGTGTTTTTACTAGTCATGAATCTTTAGATCATGCTGTCAGATATGTTTTATCTTTTGAGGTAATAGAATGATTACTTTAGAAACTTTGGAAAAAGATTTAAGAGTAGAACTCAAAACTTATAAATCTAAAAGGACAATGATTGATGAAGTTATTCCTCATGATCTTGATGAACTCTACGAAATAGTTAAAGAAAACCCTAAAATGTTTTCTTGGCTCATTAGAGACATTAGGAACAAAATTCAATTAGAACTGGAGGAAAAAATAGCCCTGAGATAAACCTACTGATGATTAGCTGAGATGCTATGAAACTAGACTGCTTGCGGTCTAGTATAGGTGCTTGCATGGTGCGAGCATTAATTAACTAGATATAAAAGAATGGAGGTTCAATTATGAAACCTAGTAAAGCATTACAGATAATGAAATCTGTATTAAATGGTGGTAACTCGCCTTTCCTCATTGGAGGAACAGGAGTTGGTAAATCTGCGGTTGTTCAACAACTGGCAGAAGAACTGGCTAATGGTAGAAAGATAGTAACGGATAACACTAACCCAACTGCAAAGCAGTTTGGTTGGATAGACTTCAGACTGTCTCTTTATGAAACTGTTGATTTAGGTGGGTTGCCATATATAGATGATAAAGACCAACAGAAGAGAGCCTTTTTAGGCAATCTTCCTACTGGTGGAGAAGGCATACTTTTCTTTGACGAATACGCTCAAGCGAGCAGTAGCGTTCAAGCTGTAGTAGGTCAGATTATCTATGAGAAAAGAATAGGCGAGTACGTTTTGCCTGAAGGTTGGAAAATAGTTTGTGCGGGAAACCGATCAACGGATAGGGCGGGCAGTAATGTCCTTCCCTCTCATGTTGTAGGGCGTACTTCTTTAATCAACTTTGAGCATGACACAAATGACTGGCTAGCATGGGGCGTTGAAAATGATATTCATCCTGACATATTGGGATATATAAATTTTCAGCCTGATTGGTTGAATGCGTTTGACGCTAAGATCAAGACTCCTCAGCCTAGTCCTAGGTCATGGACGCGGTTAAGCGATACTCTAAAGACTAACCCTCCTATGGAGCATAAACAGGCTATCTGCGAATGTGACATAGGCGAGACTGCTTCTATAGAGTTTATGTCTTTCCTTTCTCTTAAAGATGAAGTTCCTAACCTTGAAGACATTGTTTTGGGTAAGGATGTTGAAGTGCCTGATAGTGGTGGGATTTGTTACGCCACTATTTGTGCATTGGTAACTGTAATCAAAGAAGCACCTGAATCTAAGGTTGGCAGTTATTTCACTAATGGCGTTAAGTTCGTTAAGAAATTCCCTACACCTGAATTTGGGATATTCTTTGTGCGTTCCGTTATTGGCTCTAGACCTGACTTAAAAGAGTCTTCTACTTATGGACAATTCAAAGTAGAAAATTCTGATTTAGAAGTCTAGAAAAAAAGGAGTAGAAATATTATTTACCAGTAAATATTTTTCTACTCCTACTGTTGCAAGATGTGTATCTTGCCT